GAATCGTTCAGAAGCTTTACCACGAAGAGGGTTCAGCACCGACAGTCCCTGCGGGATGGGTCCTTATGGGCTCAGGTACATACAGCACAACAGCTCTTAATGTAATCTATGCCGAGTGGTGTGGTGGCACGAGAGTTGAGTATTGGATTGTACAGCCTGCATAAATGTCAAGCAACTACCGCTCCATACTAAACGCACAGGGCTCATCCTTCGCATCCACCAACTCATTTACCTTTGATGGTAATAGTGATTTTATTGATTGCAGTAGTGCTGCAAGCTCTATTAGTGCAGATAATGAGGGTACTATTTCTGTATGGGTTCAACCTAATGACATTGTAAATGGACAAAGAATAATTTGTTTTAGTGCATCAACACAAACAAGACAATACTTAAACTTGACATTAACTGCAAGTGGTTTTCAGGTAGATATGAGAACATCTTCTTTTTCAACTACGGGATTTTCAGTCATTACAGACGTTAATCCTTTTAGTTTAGGAACTTGGATACATTTAGCAATAGTACAAGATGGAGTAAGTCCACAACTATATGTTGATGGTGTAGCAGTAGCACAAACATTTACAGTGCCTGACAATGACCAAAAGTGGTTAAATGATATGGGAAGTTTTGACTCTATAAACATAGGTAGACTTTTTACATCTGATTTAGACCAAAATTATTTTGATGGATTAGTAGACGAGGTTTCCTATTTTAGTAGTGCCTTAAGTTCTACCGACATAGAAACTATATACAACAATGGAGTTCCTAACAACTTAAATGAATTAAGTACATTACCAACAATATGGTATCGAATGGGCGAAGAAGCAACATTTGATGGTTCAAATTGGACATTAACGGATCAAGGTAGCGGTGGCAATAATGCGACAACACAAAACATGGCGGAAGCGTCAAGGGTTTTGGATGTACCGCCAACATTCAACACTAAATCCATATTACTTGATGGAATTGATGACGCAGTAGTTATAGGCACTGCAAGTTTAGGAATTACATCTACAATAAGCGTTTCCGCTTGGGTTAAAATACCCACAACAAATACAGGTGGAGGAGGTACAAATATTCAAGTAATTATTGCAGAAGACACAACGGGAAGTGGTCAAAGAAATTGGAATTTGTTTTGGAGAGGTGGAGGCATAGATAGTTTTTATTTTGCTATACACAATACAAATTTATCATCTTCATCTGCACAAAGTGTAGGAGTTACTCCCAATAGCGGACAATGGATTCATATATTAGCAACTTATGACGGAACGGCAAACGCTAACGGCATTAAATTATACATTGATGGTGTTCCAAATGCACAAGGTACTGCATCAAGTACGGGCATTAATTCCTTTACATCTTCAGAGCCAAATATAGGCAGATTAACAGGTCAAAACCAATGGAATTTTGAAGGCAACATAGACGAGGTTTCCGTATGGAATTCAGAATTATCAGCAAGTGATGTGACAAGTATTTACAATAGCGGTGTACCTAACAACTTAAATGATTTAAGCACACCACCATTATCTTGGTGGCGATGTGGTGATGGTGATACAAGTCCAACATTAACAGATAACGGAAGCGGTGGTAATGATGGAACAATGACAAACTTTACAACTTTTAGCACAGATGTGCCAACATAAAAACAATAATTAAAAAATAAAATATGTCACATTTACCGGACACATACATAATTGTAAACAATGCGGACTTGCTCAATGTAGACTTTTCACAAGTTGGTGAAACAAGTGAAAACACAATTCGAAAAAGTCTTGATGAAACATTGTTTGTTTTGAAATACGAACAAGAACACGAACCGACATTCAGAATCGATGGAACGATTGTTCCGGTTGAAACATTAAGTCATGCGGAATGTTTGACGTTGATGTCAAGTCCTGAATGGACAGAACCCGAACCGGTAATTGAATAAAACATTATAAGATGAAAAACAACTTTTACAATTTAAAGGAATCTTTTGAGATAAAAGATATTGACACCGGATCAAGGCAAGTGGCGGTGTATCTTTCAAAATTTGATGCAATTGATTCCGACATGGACATCATCAAAAAAGGTGCATTTAAAAAATCCTTAAAAGAACGCGGAATAAAATCAACGTCAAATCGAAAGATTGCTTTTTTACGTCATCATGATTGGGAAAAGCAAATCGGAAAATTTGTTGAATTGGCGGAAGATGATTTCGGTCTTTATGCCGTTGGTCAACTTGGTCGTTCAACCGATGGTGATGATGCATTCATGGATTATCAGGATGGTATTATCAAGGAACATTCAATCGGATTTCAATACATACCGGACAAAATAAAGTTCGTAAAAGATGATACAATAAAAGGTGGGGGATATAACGAGATTAAAGAACTTATTCTTTGGGAGGGTTCGGCGGTCACCTTTGGTTCAAATGAACACACACACGTTGTCGGAATGAAAGGTCAAGAAAAAACCGACCACATTCAAAAGATAACAAACGATTTAAATCTTTGCATTCGTGCCATTACAAACGGAAAAGGAACGGATGAAAGATTGCATGAATTGGAAATGAAAATCAAATATTTAAATAGTCAATTAATTTTACTTGCAACGAATGATCCGGTCATTGACCAATCAAACGAAATCAAGTCAGAAGAGATTATCAAACCATTTGATTGGAATGCCGTTGTGCAAAAGATGAACAAATAAATAATTTTAAATTTTAAAACTTAAAAACGTGGAAAACACAAATTTAACACCGGAACAAGTCATCGAAAAATTAGATGGAATGTTTACGGAAAAAATGACAAATGTGCCAACGAACGATGATGTGAAAGCATTAAAAGAGGAGTTGGAAGCATTAAAAGGTCTTGAGGCAAAGAATCAGGACATTGAAAAAAGTATTGCAAAATTCGAAGGAAGAATTGAGGCAATGAGTGAAAAAGCGGTTGAACCTAAATTGGAAAAACTTTCATTAGGAAAAGCAATTGCAAAAACCTACACCGACAACATCGAAAAAATCAAGGATGCGGTTGAAAAAGGGACAAAAATTAGTCTTTCTGTAAAGGATACAACAATCGCGGATTATACCGGTGATTATGCTTTAACTGATTTTGATTCGGAAGTTGATAGAACGGTTCGTAATCGTTACGGAATTCTCGAAAATGTCAACACCGGTGCAACGGATTCAAAGTTCGTTACATATGTTCAACAAACCGCAGATTCCGATGGAAGATGGGTTGGCGAGGGTGTCGCAAAAACTGAAAGCGAACCAACATGGTCAGAAATTTCGGAGGAAGTTAAGAAATTAGCAACTTATGTGAAAGTTTCAAAAGAAATGTTGGAAGATTTATCATTCATTCGTGGTGAAATAAACAACGATTTAATGTCGGGAGTTCGTGAATCAATCGAAAACGCATTATTGAATGGTGCGGGTGGTACATCAATCAATGGTCTTTTGGACGCATCTATGGGATTACCAACATTCGGTGCGGGTGTATTTGCAAACGCAATTCAGGATGCGAACATTTCCGATTTATTAAGATGTGTAAAGGCACAAATTGAAGCGGTTAATTTCACACCAACACACGTTGTTTTGAATCCACAAGATATCGCGACAATTCAATTGACGAAAGGTTCGGATTCAACATATACATATCCAATGTATTTACCAACACAAAGTGGTGATGGTGAAATGATTATCGCCGGAATGCGTGTAATTAGTTCAACTTATATGACTGCCGGAAATTATCTTGTTGGTGATTTAAGCAAAGTGAACGTAAAATTCAGAAACAACATCAATATGAGTGTTGGTCTTGATGCGGATGATTTCACAAGAAACATGATAACAATTTTGGCGGAAGCAAGATTGGTGTCATATGTGAAAAACAATCAAAAACCGGCGTTTGTTTATGGTGATATTAGTGATGATATTGATTTAATTTTAGCACCTTAATAACTTTTAAACACACATCATGGAAAGTAAAAAACCAATAAAAAACAAGTCAAGAAAAAAGAAACCGGTCAATGTAAAGGTCGACACGAAAAATGTTGATGTTGAATTTGATAGGGATGAAAATGGTGATGTCGAATTTGATATTGATACCAAAAAATTTGATGCACACTATTCAAAAAAGGGTGACGAATACACATTGGAAGTTGATATTGATAACGATGGCATTTATGACTTTGTCGCAAATGGGGATGCGTCTTTCATGAAAAAGAATCAAGTGTGGAAAGTGACCGGAAAGGTTTT